ACCAGCGGTCAGCGCAGCAATTGGAATTGCTCCGGTTGAGCCGCCAACAATAAGACCAGTGGTCAATGCAGTGTCGGTTGCGTAAATCGCATCCCACTGCACCGAGGTAGCACCAGTAACAGCAGCAATAACGTGAATCATGAAGAACAAGTCTTCACCTTCACCGATATCGCGAGCAATACCCAAGTCAATCGCATCGGTTGACACGGCGGTTGCAGCCGCAGAGGTCGCGAGCGCGAGTCCGGTCATCGAACCAGTTGCGGGAACTGTTCCTGCAACAACTGAGAGTTGATCAATCATCATTTTGGTAATTCCTTTCTAGGAAGTAAATTTAGGAGACAACGGCTTCGGTGTTCAACAGGCAGTCAACGCGACGGATCGGAATACCCTGGAACGACAGGTAATTACGAGCAGTACCAAACTGCGACAGTGCTGGCTGAACGGCCAACGCAGCCTGTGAACGGTCAAGGGACTGAACTGCCAAACCGCTGTGAACGGTACGGTTCATGTAGAACGCTGCACGACCCGAATCAAGGTTCGGGATCTTGTACATAGCGCGCATCATCAACTTGGTCAGTTGAGTACCGGAAGATGCGGCCTGTGTGCCAGTGCCGGCAACAATGTCAGCAACCAACAGGTTTGGGATGCGGACAACGTAACGCCAGTCCTTCACAACAAGACCGCTCTTCCACTGGTAGCGGGTTGCGTAGGCTTGCATGCGGTTTACACCGTCATACACGGTCTGCTCGCCGAGGTCTTCGTGAACAAGTCCTGCCTTGGAACCCTTAGGGAACGGGCAGTACACGGTGTTGTCGCCCCACACAACGAGGTACACCGAGGTGTTGAGTGCGCCGGACGATGCACCACCGGGGATGATGTTCGTGCCGTTGCCTGCGGAGGTGGAGGAGTAGCGAGTTGCAAGACCAAGGAACTGCTTTGGATCTGTGGCAGGGTTGCCATAGAACATAGTCGTTGCTTGAGTTTGGTTCATTGCCTCAAGGAATGCGTTGTCTTCGGACAAACGGAACTGAGCCGTGTTGCCGTTGAGCATTGCAAGATCCTTGTCAACTTCCGAACGAGCCTCAAGCATGCCGCATGCTTCGTCAACTTGAGCGGTCGTTGACTTGCTGTTTGGGATGCCCTGGTTGAGGGAACGCCAATAGGCGGTTGGAAGACCAGTACGAACTACCACGCGGTCGCCGGTCGGCAAGTTGCCTTCCTTGAACACGCAGTCTTCGAGGATTTCGTTGGATTGCGAGAGGAGTTCAGCCACAAGTGCGACTCGACCTTCTGGATCAGTGCGCTTCGCCCAGTCGGCGAGTGTCAGATTGTTGTTACTGTTTGCAATTACTGCCATGAGAGTAGTTCCTTATAATTAGGACTGTTTGGGATAAAGAAAGGCCGCTTGGCTGGCAAAGTCGCGTGGTTGTGCCTGTGTAGGGGCAGCACCATTTGCCTGTCCAACATAGCGATCTTGTGCAATAGACTTGCCTGCTCTGAACATGAACCGGATGAACTCCGGGTGATTGCCCAAGCCAGACTCGTTAAGTAGTGACCGTAGTTCCGGTGTCCCGAACTGATCGAGTGCCTTCTTTGCTGTTGACAAATTCTCTGTCAACTTATCGCCACCAAATTCCTTGTCGGAGCGTGACGATTCAATCCACTGATTGCGTAGGCCTTCAATCTGTTGGGCTTGACGCTCCGCCATCTTTGGAGCCATCTTGTCAAGTACCTTCTGTGCAGCGTCTTGGGTCAGGTTCAATTCCTTTGCAACCTCTGAGAATGCGGTCAGCACCTCAGCGTCAAATTCCTTGCCTTCTGTAGCCTTGAATTCGTACTTTTCAGGTGCGCCTGCTGGCTCGTCACCCTTTGGTGCTTCAGTTTCGACAGCCTTGGTTGCATCCGCAACTTGCTGTTCCTGTCCTTCAGTCGCCTTGCCACCATAAAGCGCGTCAGCAATGCTGATTTCGCTCTTGGGTGCTGACTCAACAGCAGCACTGCTATTGGTTGTTGGTGCTGCTGCTGTCGTTGTTAATGTGTCTGTCATTGTTGTTCTGTTCCTTCACCATCGTTGGGTACAACTCGGGGCAAAGCGTGTGGATCATGTCGAGCGTCCGTAAGCCAAAGTTCCGGTTACCCTCTGCAAAGGACATTGTCATTGCATTGGTATTGAAACTAAGCCTAAACACACCTGCCTGATCCAGTAGCCGCCACAAGAATCGACGGCCACGCTTGCTACTCATAAGCCACTTAATATCCGATTCCTCGGCATCTCTAGTCAGTTTGTCGCGCAGATCGCGTTCCGCTTTCGTGCGCTCTTGACCTTTAATGTCGAGCGGGTCGTAGTTGCTCATTGGATAAAGTTAACTCTGTCAATGTTTAATACGGGTACTCATACCTGCGAAGGTGATGGTGACCCGTACCCTGAGAATTGATTCATCACATCCATGAGTGCATTGCTGTTGCCTCCAGTTGGTGACGATGCCAAGTTCTTGGCAACTTCGCTTTGCTGTTGCATCGCTGCAACCTGTTCCTTAGCAGCCATTGCCTGCGCTCGCGCCTGGCGGATTACGGCAACTTGCTTGTCAGCCACAATGAGTGACGGATCAACACCAAGCATGTCGCTGTATGAATCAGCCCACTGGTCGGCGTCGAACTTGTCGAGAACATCAGGCTTGAACGACGCGACTTGACCGAGGTTTCCAACGAATCTGTCAACGCTGTTAGTTCCGATGGCTCGTTGAGCCTGTGCAAGCATTGACACGAACTCAACGCTCAAGTCCATGCCTTGTAGTTCGGGCGGTGCTGGCGGGACAATGCCGGCGCGAACCATGTTGGTGAATGTCATGTCAATGAGCGGGTCAAGCAATTCGTTGTGCAAACGCTCAAGCACAGGCCCGAGCATCAGCAACTTCTCTTCATGCCGCTCTGCCACTTCGGTCGCCGTCATGCGGGTGTCGGTGGCATTGGCAAGCATCAGGAACAAGTCAGCGTAGAACGCACCACGAACGCGCTCGCGAACATCTTGGATGTCGCCGAGCAGATGCTGTAGGTTGAGGTTAACTTCAAATGCAGTCTTGATGCCGGAATTGACACCGTCCACAAAGGTGATGCCACCAGGCAGCATCTCAACATCGCGGTTCTTCATGTTCGCCGGGACTTGCAGTGGCGGTTTCGTCTGGTAGTCAATGACCTGCGCCTTGCGAAACTGCTCATGCTGCAACTGCTTGATGTCTCCCAATGCCTCCATGCCTGGAGAGTTGCCGTAAATGTCACCTCCGGTAGTTCCCCACCGGGGTACAAGGCATGGGAACTGCTCAAATCCGCTTTCCGATAGGAACTTATTGTGTTCTCCACCGATCTCAAAGTACCAACTACCGTACGGCATATTTTTGTTGTCACGCTTCTTGATATCACGGTCAGCGCGTGGTTCAATCGCATGAATGATGGTAATCCATTGGTCAAGGCTTCCCCTGTCGTATTGATTCTGAACGCTGATGGAGCAGTTCTCGTAGCCAAACTCCTTCACTAGTTCGGACACAGTTTTTTCAAACTCTCGGTACAGGGTGCAAACCTTGCCTTGATAATCAGTCGCAATGCAGTACTCGCCGCATGTCACGGGGTAATGGTGGATGACATTAGTAAAGTCCGGCAGCACGATTGAGGCGGCCGTACCAAATGTCCCAAGTTCCTCATACATTCCGTGCAGGGCGCGGTAGGTGTTCGACCGTTGGAACACTAGTTGCATGCGCTTTGTCACATCATCAAGCCACAGTTTAACAGGCTGATAGGAGTTCAAATCAGGGTCAGCGGTTCCGAGTCGAAACCACGGCCGCGCTGGGCTGGTTGCCCCCGCCATCATGCCTGCACCGAGAGTTCGTAGTGCGCGAGTGCCTGTGTTGTCAAGAATCGAGTTGTGCCGGCGACCGCCCTTGTCGCGATCCTGCACAAAGTATCGACCACTGCGCGGGAGAATATACGAGGTCAATTCTTGGTAGTGCGACCACCAAGACGCTCGCTCAGACTTGAGTTGCCCCCATCGCGTGAACAGCCTGTCGCGTGTTGGAGCGTTTGCGTACGAGTTGTTGTCGCCAGTGTATTGACTCATGATTAGCCGCCTAGCAGCGAACTGCGTCCAAGTGCAAGGGAATTGGGATCAACGCCACCGGGGCCTGTGAGCATGGTTGACGATGGGCCGGTCTTGGCGGCTTGTGATGCTGCTGACATAATGCTGTTGATGTCAGGTGTGCGGCGGTTTGCTGCGTTGGTGACCATCTCGGATTGACGCTGCTGACCAATTGCCTTTGCGGTCGCTGCTTGTTGCGCTTTCTTCTGTTGACGCATTGCGTCTTGTTGCGCTTTCTGACCCATTATCGACGATGCTGCTGAAATGCCAACACCCGCTGCTGCTGCGCCGGCTCCAACCGCTGCTGCTCCGACAGTTGCCGCTGTTGCTGCGGTTGCTGCACCTGCTGCGGTTCCCGCGCCGGCTGCAATTGCACCGGAAGTACCGAGAATGGCTCCACCAATAGTCGTAAATACTGGCATTACAGTCTCCTTGCGTATGTGTGTTCTGATTCCTTGTATCCCAATTTGTGCAGCAACTTGCCAACCGCGTTGTTCAGGTCAATCTGAAGGGAAGACATTGTTGCCACCGTTGCACCTTGTTCTGCTGCCCACGCCTCGTATGCCTTGACAAGCATGATCCCCGCTCGACCGCCCCGATACTCGGTGTTTACCCACCAGGCAAGTTCGCAAGCGATCTTGACACGGGGCGCAAACCAAATGGGATTGATGATTGCACCAAGCATCCCAACGACTTCGCCTTGCAGGTCAGCGACAAGCACACAACCATGCGTCATAAGTGCGCGTACAGCGTCAGCCAATTCGTCGTCTGTTGCGTTGATCATCGCTGCATGTGGCGCGTATTCGTGGAATTGCCTGCTCATATGCGTTAGCACCTCCACATCGTCCATCGTTGCATTGCGAATGATCATCGTAAAGTTATCCCTTGCAATAGATAATACGGGTACTCACTTGTAATTCGCGTACGGGTCGTACTCTTTCAATTTCGCACCCTTCACCTTGTACTTGTCAAAGAGTGTGCGCCGGCGAACGGGGTAAGCGAAGGTGAGAGCGAGCGCATCGGCAAGGTCTGGGGACGCACCACCCTGCAAACGCTTCTTGATCTCGTCCTTTGATTCAAGCACCTTGCGACCTGCCTGGTCAAACCAATACACAGGCGTTGCAATCTCTTGCTTCAACGCGACATCTTGCGGTATTTGACCGCCTGCATGAATCCACTCACGCATACCCCACCACATCTCAGTGCGTCGATTGACAAACTGGTCAGGCTGCATGGCTTTGCCACCGAACGGCACTTCGATGGGGTCAAAGTCAAGTTGCCGCAACCTGTCAATGACACCCGCTCCCGCTCCGCTGTCAACGAACACAGCATCAGGCTCCCAATCGTCAATGACCTGTGCAACGCGAGCGGCCAACTCCATGTTGTCAATGCCCCGGTACACCAGTGGTTGGAATGCCACAAGACCCTGCCGCTTGAAGATGACCGAGCGGTCATCGCCAAACCGCGCAGGATCAACGCCAAGTATCCGCGCTGATCCTTCCACATCTTTGTCGGTGTATTCCCGCTTCGCTGCCATCTCGGCGTCTGACAGGCTGATCAACTGGTCGTCGCCGGCCGCGCTGAAGTCACACAGGTACTCGCGAGCGAACGCCGTTTCAGGCATGTCGCGCTTCAGTCGCTCAACTTCAACCGGATCAATGGATTGAGTATCGTATACGGTATATTTCGCTGCGTTCCAACCTGATAACGACTGTGCGCGGAAGTACAACTCGCTGAACAAGTTGACACCCGTAGGTGTGCCAATGAACATTGCCCACCCCTGACGATCAGACAACGCCGGCTGAATGATGTCGTTCCACACCTCGGGTTTAACCTGGGCAACCTCATCAATCACGCAACCGTCAAGGCGAACACCGCGCATTGCATCGGGGTTGTCACCACCAAAGATCCGGATGACGCAACCGTTGTGCTTGAAAGTGACAAGCAAGTCACCTTCGTTGATGTCAACGGCATTAGCAACAAGTAGCGGTGACAACTTCTGTTTAAGTCGCGCCCACGCAATGGCTTTGGCCTGCTTTAAGAACGGTGCAATGTAGAAGAACAAGCCAAGTTCCTTGTCAAAGCGCATGGCCTTGTCAATGAGTTCCATGATGGCAAGTTCCGTTTTGCCGGCGCGACGGTGAAGAGCCAGCACAGTAAACCGCTTGCGAGCAATGTGACATTCTCGTTGCCACTTGCGCGGTTGGTAATCAATGCGGATCTCGGTCATGTGATTAATGGGACACCAGTTGTCACCGTAAGTGTGACACCACCACCGTGATCAACTGCGGTGCGGTCGCCGTATTTCTTTGGATGCCATTTGGCTAGCAAACGCAAGCGTGTGTCAACTTGCAACCTTCTCCAGGCTGCTTGCACTTGGTCAACTGGCTCGGTGTCGGCGAGTGCTTGACAGTCTTCCGCAATGACATCACACCCGCTATCTCTCGCGCGCGCGAATTGTATAGCGAATTGTTTATCACTGTCAATCCAATTGTAAACACTTTGCCGAGTGATACTTCCGTGAAGTTTGCAGAATTCGTTTAACGATCTTCCGCTACTAATCCAAGCAATAAGTGCTTCCCGTAATTCAATTCTTTCCGGGGTGATTTCTTTCTTTGGCCGGCCGCGTTTCTTCGGCAAGGACTTGGACGACCCGTTTGTAACCGCGAGGGATTTGTGCTCTTCGTTCATAGTTGCAGATTTTTTGAATAGTTGACTTGCCTAGGTTAAACATCACCGCCAACTTGTTATACGACAATTTGCGTTCTTCACGGGCGATACGAATTGACAGCACAACACTGTCAAGTATTCGTGCGTTGTGGTGTGACTGCCCTATACGTTTTCCGTATTCGTTAACAGCAATAAGGGCAATCCGTGTATTCATACGCGTTTTTGTAGAACAAGGTCAAACCCTGCTGCGTGTGCTACTTGCAGGGCAGATCGAAAGTTTGGTACTCGCGAGCCATTGCGTGTGCCTGGTGCTCCGAGGAGGCATCGCACTGTATGTGCGCGTAGGATTCCCTCCTCCTCCATCCGTAAGGCAAGGTCGTTTCGTGTCAATCCCTCTGATTCAAGGGACGCTTTAATTGCAAATTTGAAATCGTCGTAACTGTGCATACGACCGAGTATAGCATTGCATTACATTTCCCAATACACTTCTTCGCCACGTTTGTACAACTTTAACTGTTGCTTGTAGGCATCGGGCTTAACGAAGTGTTTGTCAACGACAGTGAAATGATTGTTGGGGATGAGCAGGAAGTAGCCTTCAAAGGTGGTAATGAGGCTAAGTGGCTTGTGTTCGGCCGGGTATCGGCTTGAACCGTCAGCCCAATCAATCACAATACCTGTGTGTATTCCTTCCTCTTCAGCGCGGAATGCGTTGACAGTTAGACCTTCAAGGTAATCCAATCGAATGGCTTCAATGTGTTCTCCCATAGCACCCCACGGCTGAGAGGAGTCATCAACATCCGGGTCAAAGTTAGTGGTGGAGGATAGTGCGTGAAGCGGCAAACCTGACCAGTGCGCTCCTGACGCTAGAACGACATGGCAACACAGGTACTGACCGGGACGGGCGTACACGGCATGCCAGATGCCTGGTGTTGTGCCGGCTGGCATGTTAGGGCCAAGGAACTGATTGTCAACATACACATACAGGTGATGCGGCAAGTTAGCGTGTTTCATGCGTTTAACTTCGACGGCACTGGTCGATTGGATGACTGCAATACGCGTGATGGAACAACTGCTTTAGGATCGTTTGCCCACTGTGTCAACTCGTCAATGATGCGAGTAAACCAATCGGTGGTTGGCACTTTCCTGACATATTCCTCGCGAATCCTGCGGGTGGTGTTGTGCCGTATCTGTGCGCTTGTGCGGTACGGGGTGCATTGAATGACAATGCCGTCATCGTCTACCCCAATGAATCCTGTCTTGGTGTACCCACACAGGAAACCCTCGTTCTTAAGGTAAAACATCACTTGTTCGCGGTGCTGCATTGTGACTCGGGAATCGGTTCTCATCGGTTGCCTCTCTTTGTGTTTAATCGGACATGCTCAACAGCGACTGCAAGAATTCGGCGCGACTCAGGGACATGGCCAATAAAGTCAGATACCTGCTCTAGTTCTCGCACGGTGACATCGTTGAGCATTGTTTCAGCCCAATCATCCCACTCCTTCAGTTCTCGTTCTGACGGTGGTGTGCATCGCTGTAGGTCGTCGCGTGTTTGCTCAACCTCACGCTCGCCTACCAGGTTCTGAGGGATGAGAGCGCAATACGCTTTGTGTATCGCTGCAATCTCAGGCTTAAAGTCACGAACAAGTCGGTGCTGGCGAATGCATGCTTGCAACTTGTCCTGATGCAAAGACCCCCACTTCTCGTTCAATAAACTTGACAGCACAGGCTCAAGTTTCCACTTCGGCCACATCTCTTCCATCAACTTTCGGTTGTCCATCCATGTGATTGTTGTCATACGCGAGAGTATATACATGTTTCAAGTTACGCGCAAATCTATGCATGTCTATCAAACGTGCATAGTTAAACCCATCGAATTCGATGGTATTAGGCCGGGTCTTTGAATTCAGTTGAGTAGGTTTGTTTTTGAAATTTCGTTTTTTCAAGCACATAAATCTGCATACAAGCGCAGATGCTAAGGCTGGAATGGTAAGTTTTTTTGATTCAAAACATGACATGTCGCGTTGTCAACGTACTAGCACGGAGAGCGTTGAGGGAGCATCCCCGACCGTAGTCGGAGAAGCGTACTTGCACGGTTTCGCGCATCGGTATGCCTGTTGGTCTTTCACCTTGTTTCGGGTGGACGATTCCCTGGTATGCCACTACACCACATGCTTTCGCACGGCCATGCGCCGGGATGCTTGGCACATGGACTTACTACGTCCGTTCCCACCAACCTTCGCCAGTGGGTAATACTCCTAACTTGAGCCGGAGTACCGCAACTTGTGTGCTATGAGGGCTGCCTCGTCGGCGATACCCGTTCGTAATGCGGCTGCACACCTACCACCAAATTGTCGTTACTTTGCGGCTGGAGGCAAGTCTGTTCGGACTTTGCCGTACTTCCGCACATGAACTTTCGAGCGATTCAAGAACTCAGGAGTCAAAGGAATCGTGTCCATCCAATTTGGATCTCCACGCTTGCCGAATGGCTTCTTGATCTTGCGCCCCTGACTCATGCCGCGAATCATAACAATTAAATCAAGCCGCGCAACCCGCCGCGATTGGTTTGGATTATTACGCCAAATACATGCCAGTTCGGATTCTTGCAGCAATGTGGTACACTCAAGTTCCCCGGAAGCGCGGCGCGTAGATCGAAAGATCCGCGCCGTGTTTATTTCCGGAGCAGGAAATACAGGTTAAAGTGGAATGTTGACAGCATCGACACAGCCTGCAAACTATGTCGATCTGCATAAAGGTTCAAATTATTCATAGGTTTATGCAGACAGCAGCGCGTTGCCGCGCCCTGTCCCGTCGGTAGGTTCTGTTACCCCATTGCCTGGAAAACGAGGGGCGTACCTTACGGCCTTGTGCCTCGTCGCAAGTGGGAGTCTTACCCACATCACCGCGCAAGCATCATACATGGCTTGTCTGTCAACAATTTGTTGCCATTATCCAACTACAAATTGTCAATATGCACAAATCTGTCAACTTTATGTAAGTGTAGGGGTTGACGCTGTAATACGGCAGCGTATTCTGTGTGAGTCAAGAGCGCGGCTCAAGACAACGCACCTAGTTTGAGAGGACTGACAATGGCAAACCCAAACGACCCATATATCAACGACACCGCCGACGGCGCGGACGACACCTTCAAATTATAAACACTCAATTTGAGAGGATTGACAATGACTACTAAGATTCAACTGACCGTAACCGAAGCCATAAATAACCCGTACCTTGTTCGCGTTTATTGTGACGTTCTTGTTGCAACGGCTCGCGAGATCAACGATGCAGTTAGCCAACGCGTCATCCGCGCTCACAACGAACGCGCTTGTGTTGACGTTGACAACGAAGCAGCATTTGACCAGTGCATTGAAGAAATGGATGCTGCCGAAGGCGCATTTATTGCCATTCATCAGAACACGGTGGTGACCCTATGACCAAGCAAATCATGCAAATTGACGTTCTGTCGGAGTGGGTTACCGATGACCGGGCTGCGGAATACCTCAGCGAACACGTTGTCACCGCTACGCTTGAGGTGCATTGGCAACACCACAAGCCCGGACACTACACCGGGGTGCATGGCTGGGAACTCATCTCTTGGAACATCCTTGAGATTGCGCTTGATGACGTTGAACTCACTGACCAAGACATTGTCCCGTCAGACTTCCCAATGACCGAGGTACGCGCAGCCATTGAAGACGCGGAGCCAGTACGCAAGTACATTGCTGCTCGACCACCGGAGGACGCATGAAATACCTATCCGTATGCTCAGGCATTGAAGCGGCAACAGTTGCTTGGCATTCTCTTGGCTGGGAGCCTGTTGGATTCTCGGAGATTGAACCCTTCCCCAGCGCAGTTCTCGCGCATCATTACCCTCACGTTCCCAACTTCGGGGACATGACCAAATTTCAGGAGTGGCCGCTAGATGCAGGAGCAATTGACCTTTTGGTGGGAGGAACCCCATGCCAGTCATTTAGCGTTGCCGGACTCCGGCAAGGACTCCGCGACCCACGCGGAAACCTCATGCTTACCTACCTTGCGATTGCTGCACGTCTACGGCCTCGATGGGTTGTCTGGGAAAACGTCCCCGGTGTTTTGTCGTCAAACGGAGGACGGGATTTTGGTTCCCTCCTCGGGGGGCTGGTGCAGTTGGGGTACGGGATCAGTTACAGGATTCTCGACGCTCAATGGGTGCGAACACAACGGCATCCCCGTGCCGTCCCGCAGCGCAGACGCAGAGTCTTTGTTGTTGGTTGCCTCGTTGAGCGAGGTGCTGGAAACTGGGACGCTGCCGCAAAGGTATTGTTTGAGCGCGAAAGCGTGCAGCGGCATTCTGCGAAGAGCGGAGCGGCGCGGGAAGAAATTGCCTCAGATGCTGAGGGACGCGTTGGAGCAGGCTGCTGGTGGGACGGCGGAAACACCTCCGACACCCTGACCAAATGCGGAGCCAACGGGGCGCAGCGGATGCCGGACAAGGACAACTTTGGTGCTGTGTTGCAGCCAATCGCGGGGACGCTTGGTAATCGAGGCACTCGCTCACACACAGAGTTAGATGGTCACGGCGCATACATCCCTGTACATATCCAAGATGGGCGTGAGATCAACAAGCAGCAGAACGGTATTGGCGTTGGGCAACCCGGTGACCCGCAATTCACTTTGCAAGCCGCGCATAGCCACGCGGTGGCAATAGGCACTGACTGCTACAACGGTGCGATTACGGGAGATGTAGCCGCCACAATGGGAACACCCGGATCAAGCGTAAACGCAAGTGGTCCAACTGTGATGCAAACCATGACCGTGCGCCGATTGACCCCAAGGGAATGCGAACGCTTGCAGGGGTTCCCCGACGACTACACGCTCATTCCTTGGCGGAAGAAGGCGGCAGACGACTGCCCGGATGGGCCGCGATACAAGGCTTTAGGAAACAGCATGGCGGTAAATGTGGTTACTTGGATTGGAGAACGCATTGCAGCCTTTGAGGCAGGGGAGGACGCATGAACAAGTCAGCAGACGGCAACGAACCGCGCAGTACGCGCCGGCAAGCAACGCGGTGGGATACACAAGACGCAGCCTGGTCAAACATTCAGCCGCGCCTTGGAACGTTAAACGCGTTGGTGCTTGACGCAATCACTCAACAACCAGGCACTTGCGACGAACTTGAGGTGCGGTTGTCATTAACACATCAGACTTGCAGCGCGTGTGTCAACAGCCTAATGAACGATGGACTGATTGTTGCTGACGGAAAGCGACCAACACGGTCAGGCCGAGCAGCGCGTGTGTGGATATTACCAATACCAACAACCTTGTTTGAGAGGACGACATGAGCGATCTACGAGATATAGCGACATTGTGCAAAGAGATTGACTATTTGATGGAACAGGTGGACACGCTTCGCAAGGAACGGGACGAGGCTAGGTTAAATCTTTGCGATATGTACACACGAACACAGCCAACAGGATGCCAAATGAAAGCAGAAGATTATGCCAAAGATTATGGCTGGGATTGCTTCAAGAGCAACACTTTGTCGCAAAAAGTGTCGCAAGAAGGAAAACAACAATGAAAGAAGATGACAACCGATGGGCGCGGCCAACAATGGACGACTGCAAGTGGACTACCGCTGACGGCCTGCCTGCTTGGATGTGCGAGGAAGGCATTCAACGCGGTCTGAGCATGCAAGCAGAAAACCCAGTGCTAGTGCTTGTCGGCAGCGACCCAATGCTTCACCGCGTTGACGAAGGTGATGGCAACCCACCCATGTACTTCTGGCGAGCATGCGTGTACATGCTGACGCTCAGCGAAATCGGTGTTGACGGGACGCGGTTTGCGTCAACTTGCATGCGCGAAGAAAGTGATACAGCAAACAGTATTCGCGACGACTATGTCGAAAAAGTCGTGAATTTCATTGCCAAGTGTTCACCGAGTACACGGATTCGACATGTCAACTAAAGCAGGATTCTTGACAATCACACTACGCAAGCGCAATGAGAGCATTATTTTGCTTGACAGCGAAGGACACCAAGTCGCGCAAATATACGCGCAACTACAAGGATCTGACGCACACGACCGTATCCGCGTCAGCATCAGAGCAGACCAGGCTTACAAAATCAGAAGGCATTTCCATCAGGAGTCAGAATGAGTACATCACCCGCACATTTCTACGAAGAACTGCTCAACGAGCGCAACCGCATTATCACTCAACTTCGCACTCGTTTGTTTGATTTACAGCAACAATCACGCATGCTTGGTGTCATTGGCGGTGTCATTGACAGTGGGGTAGACTTTGACAAAGCAAAGGTTGCCGAAGAAATCAAGTCGTTATTGGAATCAATTAACAGGAAAGTCCCATGAAGAAACTTACTCCATACATTGTTGAAGGTGTGCGCGTTGACAAGGCAGCAGGCATGCGCCAGTGTGCCATTGCCATCAAGTACGGCATTAGTCCCGGGAGCGTGTCACGCATCCTGCGCGGTAGCCGGCACAAGGTGAAAGTAGCGGCCGAATGAAACATGTTTTTGAGGACGGCGTTGGTGGGGGGCGTTCCCCCACCGATGTCAAATCATTAGGCGAGCGCATTGAATTTGCATCGGGTATTCCACTAGCGTATTGGCGGTCGATTACTCAACAAAGATCGCTTGAAGATCAAATTAAATTGCTTGAAGCGCAATTACTTGCGTCGCAACAAGAATGCGAATCAATGCGCGAAGCGGTACGCGCTCGATTCAGATCAAGCCTTGAACGGGTGTTGTATGAGGGAGAGGGATAATGGACTACCCCGAGGACATCGTTGATAGAATCGCGTCCTCAAAATCAACTGACCCGTTGTTGCTGGAGGCAAGTGTAGAAATTGTGTACCTCCGACAAGAACTAGCAAGAGCAATAGCAGAGCGATATAAGATCCACGGTGACGCATTTGATTGAGTTCCGCGTTTTTGGTGTCGCCGCTCCGCAAGGCAGCAAGAAGGCGTTCAGGACGCGAGGTGGTCGCATTGCCCTCGTAGAGTCCTGCGCTCGCGTAAAGCCCTACAGAGCAACCGTAGCCCTTGCAGCGCGAGCGGCGTGGGTTGATGTGCCAACAAACGGGACGGTCGGCGTGTCAATCGCGTTCACGTTTATCAGGCCGGCAAGCCACTACAACGCCAAGGGCGTACTCCGCGCCGGCGCGGCGACCCACCCAGGCAAGGGAATCGGAGACATTGACAAGTTGTGCCGGGCAGTTCTTGATGGTCTTACGGGCGTTATCTACGCCGATGATTCGCAGGTCGTAAGTCTTGTTGCCACCAAGGCGTACGGAAATACTGCTGAATCTCGCATTTCCATTTACACTACTTGTTGACATTAGGATACTTGAAGGTATAACTATCACATTGACACACGTTGTGTCAGTCGTGCGCGGCGTTCCGCGCAGTCACTAGAGAGGACTTCACATGCAACGCAGCGAAACAATC